ATTCAGTAGGTGTTGCACCTTCTTGACCTTTAGTAGGTTCAGAAGATATTTTAGCATTGTCCGCGATTTGGACCTGCCAAAATGTTGATTGAATAGCTTTTCCACCATTCAAACCACCAACTGCTGATAGGAAAGGAGTTCTTTGACCGCCAACTTTAAACAGTTCTCCTGCAAAGTTGTTAATATTCTGTGCATAAATCGTACTATTTGTTAACGATATTGCTGCCATTTTATTTTACCTTTCCCAGGTATTTCTACCTGAAATTGTTGTCTAATACTATTTTTTAGAAAAGGTAAAAGTTTTAACTCTATTTCGAGTTTGCTTTTGCCTCTTCTATTGCGGCAAGTTTTAGACGAATGGAGTCTTTTGGATTAGCTGAGTTATTTATAGCATCAACTAGGTCGTCACCGTAGACTTCAGAAACAGAGTTCCTGTCTATAGCGTCTAGCTTAGGTTGGGATTCTTGTATTTGTTCACGAATACCGTCTTGTTGCCCAACTTCTACTCCATATTCTTCCTTAGCAAATGTTTGTAAAGATTCCACTTCCATGTCACCTTTATACACTTGGCTAATTGCCTTTCCGAGTCCTACAGTAGTATCAAAACCTGCTTGTTTAAAAACCTGTTCTTTCTTAGCTACTTCAAAACCTTCTAACTTTTCCTTTAGAGTCTTATTCTCTTCACGAATAGCTTTCCAGTTTTTGTCCTCGTTTACAGAGTCCAAATTTTCTTCTGTCGTCATATTTACTTGTCCTTTTCTCTAATGGTTTTTTACTAAGGGTCATCAGGTATCCCTTGTTTATACTCACTACTTTTTTTATTTGGCAGGTCTTGTTAGTAGGCATCAAGACCGTATTCGTTTTATATTTCGTAGTCAAGTTTTACCCCCAGACTATCGAACAGGGTCAAATTTATTATACCATAATATAATATGATGTCTTGTCTTATTAGACCTACAAGACATTGTGTGCAAGTTTATCGTTCAGTTAAACCTGTAGTCTGTCCTTCTTGATTTTGAGCTGCACCTGTAGCAGCAGTACTACTACCTCTTTGTTGTGCGAGTATTCTGTTAAGTGCTTCTGCATCTTCTGCAGAACCTAATTGTGTTCCTTCTATATAATCTGCAGCAGTTAATCCTTGTCTTCCTTGTGCTTTAGCTGATGCTTGAATACCAGGAAGATTTAATGCTGCTGCACCAAATCCTTGCCTAGCTGTTTCTTGAGTTAAACCTTGTTTAGATAAACTAGCTGCAACTTGTGCTGATATACCAGAAAATCCTGCAGCTTCAGCTTCACCTAATATTTGTGATGCACGTATGTTACCTTCTAAAATATTTGTAGCTACTTTAGGAGAAATAAACATACCAAAGATAGATTCATCAGGTAATTCAATACCGAAATTATCTAAATAAGCCTGTTTTACTTGAGGTATATTATTAACAATACCGTCATATCCTGCTTGTAATCTAGTAGCAAATTCTTTAGGAGATACATCACCAGAGATTGCCTCTACTATATCTTCTTCAAATTCTGTTGGGTTTAAATTAAATTGTCTTAAACTTGATTTCATATTATCTACAACAACGACATATTCTTCTTCTGTCATTCTTAAAGTTCCATCTTCTCTTCTTATTCCTGGATATACAGTATCCATAATTGGGTCCTGTCTCATTTCTGCTATAGCTAATCTTTCGCTACCTGATTCATGGAATCTATCTAAATAAACTCTTGCTAATCTATCATCTAACCAAGGATATAAACCTTTTATTTGGTCAAACGTTGAAGCTGTAGATGGTACAACTGCTGACTCTTCAGTAGCTTCAAAATATTCTGACATCATTTCACCTAAATTATTTAAACCTAATTTAAAAGAATCTGACAAAGAAGTAGATAAATTAAAAGCATAAGCGTCTGCAAAAGCATCAGATTTATATTTTGTAATTTCTTCATTAGTTGCTTCACGAAACCCTTCTATAAGTGAACCGTCACTATAAAATGCTTCCATTGCTTCTGCACTACCAACTGTAAAAATGTTTCCTGAACCATCAACAAGGTAAGAAGTTCCACTTGTTTCACTACCAAACATATCACTACTATCTGCATTATCATTATAAAATGTTGCAGCAGTATCTTCAGGTGGCTCGTTAATAACAGGCGGTTCTGGTGCAGGTGAAGGAGGATTTATTGCAACCCATTGAGAACCTGAATATATATGCGGTACACCATCAATGGTTTTTCTATCGCCTTCTTTAGGTTGTGAACCTAGATTTTTTCTAGTTTCTCTTTCAGTAGCTTGTTGCTCTATTTCTTGTTCACGTGATAGTTCATCTTGGAATGCTTGTTGCCTACGTCTTTTTGCAGCTTCTTGAGCTTTTTTTCTTTTCTCTAATTCTCTTTTTGCAGCTTCTTGAGCTTTTTTTCTTTTCTCTAATTCTCTTTGTATTTCAATTTCAAATTCTGCCATTTTACATTCTTCCTCTTCTTTGATAAACACCAGACAATGCTTGATTAAATGCCATAGTAGAACCTGCTAACACTCTTTCTTGATATGTTGGGTCATCTTCATACTTCTTTCTTACTTCTGCTTTAAACAAAGACATATCTCCACCTACAGATTGAGATATTAAATCCATTTCTTTTTTATCAGCACGACTTAAACTTGTTTTACCTAATATTGTTGATGCTGTGTTGTATATAGAAGCAGACCAAGAAGAATGTTTACTACCTTCATAATTTGGAAATAACTTATCATGTGCTTTTTGTAATTCATCATTAATCATTTCTGCATTTGTATTTGTTCCTGATTCTGCATCAGCTCTTAATAGTCCTGCATACTCTGCTAATTTTCCAGAGGAACGGTAAGCATGTGCTGCTTCTAATCCTAAATATGATTCTATTTTTGTAAAAGCATCTCCTTCTCCTGATTTAGTTTCATTAATTCTTCCAACATATCCTCTATAATCTTCATGTATTGCCTCTATACCACCTGCCATTTGTCTTTTAACACCATCAAACAATAAAGAAACTATCTCATTTAATTTTGTTCCTGCTTCTGTAGGTGAGCCAAACTTTCCACTAGAAGCATCTGATGCTAATTGTTTTAACAAATCATCAACTCCTTCACCAGTTATTTGTAACTGATTTGTAGATAACAATATATTTTTATAATTTTCTGAAATAATATTTTTTGCTTCTTCAGGATTTCTATATACTAACTTTATCCAATCTCTTTCATGTTCAGTAGTATTCTTCCACCAAGATAATTCACTTAAATAAGGAGTTATACTTTCACCTGTTATAGCACCGTAAGCAAACAGTTTTTGTACTTCATCATCTAAATACCAGGGAGAACCATAGTATTTTGCTTTTTTTTCTAAATCTTCATCTAAATTGGCAAGTATTGTATCTAAATCAGAGAATGGGTCATCTGCTGTTTCTAATTTTAATTGAGATAGATTAAATAAAGGCATAAGAATATGACCTGTTTGGTCTTGAAATTGTTCTTCAGTCATAACTTCTGCATTTCCAGGGTTAGTTAAAGCATCTACTGTGTCAACAGCTATTACAATAGGTAATGTGTTACCACTTGTTGCTTCATAGTTATAAATAGCATAATATTGTCCGTCTACAACTATTAACCTGTCTGCGTTTGTTAACTGTAATCCTTCTTTAAACATATATCACCTATTGTACACACTATTTGCTAATTCAAATGTTCTATCAACAACAACATTAGCTTGTGGGTCGTTATTTAAATAGCCGTAGAACAATGTATCGTAGTCTATTCTATCAGCCATTAAATCCATTTTCTTTTCTGGAGAATAAGAAACATTATTATATATATCATCTGCTGTATCTTCTACTTTAGTTTGAGGTATGTTTGCAAGTTGTCTGTTATCTCCATTCATGTAATTTTCAATGGCACCAAATGCAGGTTGCCATATTACATCTGCTAATTTTTCTGCAGGAGAACGTTGTGCCGCTACTGTTAATCCTTCCCATAATTCTTTACCTATACTTTTCCATAATTTATCTTCAATAGCAGCTTTTTCCCATGGTTCACCATTTTTTAAAACATCATTTCTGTGTTTAATTATGTTTGCAATATCAGGAACTTGTTGTGCCATTCCTACTATTAAGTTAGAAACTTCATAAGCAATCCATAATTGAGACATAAACATCCAAGGTTTAGCTGCAGCTAATGCTGCTGCTTTACTTGCACCTTGAGCTAATGCTCTTCTAATTGCTGCTGCCTGTGATACTTCAAATGCTTTAGATATAGCAACTTCTCCTATATCTACTGCCTTCCAAGCTAAACCTAATGTTTTACCTACAGGTGTATCAGCCATAGCCCTCCATAATTGTCTTAATACTTTTTTACTAGGTATTGTTTCCACAGGTGAATTTTTATATTGTGTTTCTGTTGGTCCACCTGTAGCTTCTCCTAAACCAGCGTTTCTGTTAATGTTATATTGATTAGCAAAAGGGTTATCAGTTTCTGTTGCAAAAGGTCCACCACTCATTTGATTGTGAATATTATTATGAGGATGAGATTGATTAGTTAATGCTTGTACTTCAGATTTAGGTAATTCATCATCGTGTATGGTTATTAAATCCATAAGACTACCATCAGCTAGTTTTATATTTAAAGCTCTTTTAAAAGAGGCATCAAAATTTTCTCCAAAAGAATTACTAGGTGCTGTAATATCTATTCTTCCAACAAATACATTATTACCTTCAGCTACTGCATTAGCATATATAGGTTGGGCTTGAGAGTTTGTAATTCCTGAAGGTCTTATTTCAATAGTACGAATATTATCTGTATTTAAATTATGAGCTGTAGCAGTTAAATTAAGCTCTACTATTGCATTGTTAGTTTCTGCAAAATCTTCTAAATTTTGTATAAGTTGTTGAACATTATCCTGTTGTAAACTTTGATTACCTAATTCAAATAAAGCTTCATCATTTGTTGTTGTATCATAAGCAACTGTTTCCCAAAATGTTCCTATTGTATGAGTAGTACTTCTTGCTTCTTCAATTCTTTCTCTTACGTCTATTTGTTCTGCATTAGCATCTCGGCTATATTCTGAATGAAGTAACACCATTTCCATTTTCTCACCTGATATTATCTTTGGTGGAAAATCATTGTTAATGTTTGTACTCATAAGTGGTACGACATCTGGATTAGGTGCTGATGATTTAAATAAATTCATTCGTTTTGCTACTTTACCCATCATAAAAACTCTGTCATCAATAGTGCTAAATGGTAATCCTGTACCAAAAGGAGTTGATGGAGATGGCTCTGTACCAGGAGTTAAACCTCCCTCAAATCTGACACCTTTTGGTGTATCTCCTGAGTTAGCATCTTTTATTTTTTCTTTTTCTATTTCTTCCATACTTATAACTAATGAACCAACAGCATTTTCTACCATAACTCCTAGATTTGCATCTCTTGATAAAGAACGTCCATCTCTTATTAAGTGCATAGGTCCAGTATCATCTGCTAAAGCAGGGTTAATTCTATTACTTGTATATGCTGTATCAGTTATTACGACACCTTCACGTCCAGAAATATCTACTTTTACATTTATGTAATCGTGAAATGTTTTGTTATATTTAGGGTCATAACCTATTATTCCTATTTCTATAAAGTCAGTATTAGAGAATGGAAACTCGTGACTAACTACAGGAGTAATATCTATATCAACAGCAAGTATTCTTTCACCACCTGATATATTGTCTGATGTTTCAATTAATCTATTTAAATTAGATATAAATTTATGTCTAAAATAATCTGAAATATCTTTACCTATACCTTGAAAACCTCGGTATCCAACTTCACTTCCTTGTTGGAACATGTTTATAAAATTACCATAAGTATATTCTACATCTATAGCCCACAGTTCGTTATTAGGAAGTTCACTTGAAATAGGTTGTATTGGATTTCTCCAATTATCAGATGGATAATAATCATTATAATTTGGTTCTAACAAAGCAATAGTTTCTGTATCTGCGTGTTGTCTTTCTATTAACCATTCTGCATCATCATCCCATACATCAACTTCTTGTGATAAAATTCTTCTATTCAAATCATCATAAAGAAGTCCTGGGTTACTTGCACGTGGTGTGTCAGGTTCTGGTGTTGCAGTTATATCTTCTTTATTTGCTCTTCTTAATTCTCTTTGTTCTTCACTTAATTCAGTAAATTCAGATTCACTCAAAACATAATCAGCTCTATATTGTTCTAAACGTTCAGGGTCGTCATTTAATTTAAGTGATTCATCTTCGCTAATATATCCTATTCCTTCTGTGAGGCTGTTTTTTAAAGGATTCTCATCTTCCATCATATCTAAAAGTTCACCTATAGTAATGTTATCGGTATTTCCTTTTTCCCATTTACTATCAGGAGAATCATTATCTTCTATTAACAAATCTGATAACATCCTCCAATTATCACCAACTGATACTGTCCCATCTTTTCTAATATTTAATTTTATGTTATCTTTATTTTCAACAATGTAATCTGTAATGTTTAAAAGCATATCATCTACTGTCTCTCCTGGTCTTACAAACCAATCTTTTTCAATATTTTTAATTGTTGATATAGCTGATGGATGTTTATCTCCAAGACCTTTTTTTAAATTTTCAAGAAAAGTTAAATTAATATCTGCATCTTCTAATAACACTGTATGCTTATCGTGAACTAAGCCTGATTGTGAAATTGCTATTGCTAAATCTTGAATTTTTAATAGGTGATTACGAAGAAGAAAAGAAACTAAATCATTTGCATTTTTTGAATACAATTTAGCACCTCTGTATTCCAACATTTCTATTCTACTTTGTAAAGCTCTTTCCATAGCAACAGTACTAACGTTAGTGGTACTATCCATTACGTCTCTTAATGTATCAATATCATCTTCTGTCTCTGCAAAAAGTCCAACTATATTGTTCATTACCTGCCTATTTAAATCTATATCTGAGCCATACGTACTATCTGTAATAGGATTTTCAGTATCACCTTTTATTACATTAAGAGTTTTTTCTATTGCATCTTTATCATAAAATCCTTCCATTGCGGCAATAAGAATCATCATTTCTCTATCTGTAACTCTCATACTTCCTGGTTCCCATGTAAATTTCCATTGGTCGCTCAAGGGTTTAGGTTTACCAGAAATTCTCTCTTCTATTTCTTTTACAGGTTTAAGATACCTACTCCTAGAATTTGTATATTCTTCTGGTAACGGTATTCTTACTTGAAAGTAATCATAATCAGGTCTATTTCCTAACTCATATAAGTGGCTTTTATCTTGATTTTGAAATCCAAACCTAGTATAAGCTAAAGCTACACTTGTCCAAGATGGACCATTTTTCATAGTGTATCTCAATTTATCTGCCCAAGGAATTAATAATCTCTTTATTGCTCCACCAAATATAAAATCTAATCCTGCCTTTTTTAATTTTCTAAACTTAATTAAATTACTTTTATAATTATGATTTAATTTATCATACATATACATAGGACGTTTATATCCGTATGTGTAACCACTATCGTAGTTAGTAAAACTAGCTACCAACTCAGATGTTTGAGAAATCTTTCCAACATTATTATTTACAATACCAATAATTCTTGGTTCTCCTTTTATATATATAATTTCTGCTGTGAGTGTATCCTCAAAGTGTGATATAAGTTCTTCAAAAAAAGTATTTATTTCTTTTTTATTTTCAGAAAGTTTTATTCCTTTTTCCATTGCAATATCTAATCTTTTTCTTAATTCATCAAAATATTCATTATCTGGTAATCCATCATGGTTTAATGTGTCAAACAAATTTACTACTTCGCTTCTGGTACTTCTTCGTGCAACTGCATCTTGTGATGTTGGTTCTTCAAAAATAGCACTTGCTAGTCTTCTAGCCTTAAAACTCATACTTGAATTCAAGTTGGTATCCCCTCCAAGAGTAATAAATTGTGTACCTTTATTATTTTCAATAATCTTTTCCATAAGAGAATTTAAAATAGCAGTATGAAAATCTGCACCTTCTCCAAATATATTGTGGTGTGAACCTACTGGATGGTGCATGTGACCTGCAAACATTTCTTCTAAATATCTTTCTAAAGTACTTATTCCCCCTACAGGCAGAGATTTATTTCCTACTTTCATAAAATTTCGGTCCCTTATAACTGGAGATGATGAATAAGTACTTTCAACATTCTTAAAATGATTGTCCATTACTTCTAATAATGCAGTTTCTAATGTATCTAAATCAATATCACCAAAAGATACAACAGTTTGTTGTGCAGAACCGTATTTTATAGCATGTCTTCCATTTTTTTCTGGGTTTGCGTTAAAATCTTTTACTGTCTCATCTACAAAACTCCTAGTATCGTGTTCTTTTATATGACTAATATCTTCTGTATTTTCAGTTATATAGTTAATTGCATCAATACTTCGTTCTAATATTGGGTTTACACCATCTGCAATTTGTCTGCTTTCTCCTAATAATCTTAAGCTGTGCATAGAAGAAACATTTCTATCTACTGAAGCTACTACAGGAATTTTATGAGATTTACTAAATTCTTTTAATTTTTCATATACTTCTATTGGTTGATTGTGATTAGCATCACTAACATTTATATATTTATATAAATCAAAACTAATAAATCCTTCATTATTAGGACCTTCAAAAAGAGGTTTAAATTTAGCTGAACCTGTTACTTCAGGGTTTGGATGTATTCTTCTTTTATTATTAATATACAGTTGAGTATTAATACCCATGTCTTCTAATACACCTACTAATAAACCTCTATATTCTTTATCCAGTAAATCATCTATTGTTAATCCTGGATAGTTTGATTGTTCAAGTGATAAATATTTTTCAAGAGATTCTTTAAAATAATCTATTTCCAATAATGATTCAAGTAACGGTTTATATGTTTTATTAAAATCAGCTATGATTACATTGCTACTTCCGTATGTTTTTGCTCTTCTTTTTAATGATTCTGCTTCTAACTCTGCTGCTCTCTGTCGTGCTTCTGGAGATTCTAATTCTGCTGCTCTCTGTTCAGCTACCCTACGAGAGACAGACCTTGGTACAGGGTCATCTAATGTACCAGGTTCTTCCAACATAATGTTAGCCAAAGACTCTCCATCCAAAGTCCCTGCTCTTTCAATCATTCCCTCTCTTTTTTCATTAAGGTCCCATATAATATTACGGACATTTGGTTCAAATGGTTGTAACTGTGAATTATCATTTAATATATCTACAGTAATATCGTTAAGAGTATCGCCCTTTTCCAACCGAGTTAATAAATCTTCTATTAGAGAACGTTGGTCTGAACTACTTACATTATCCCATATCTCATTTAAATCTATACCACCATTATTTCTAAATAAAAGGTTAGCTTCATCCATTATTGCTGCTATAAATTGGTTTCTATCCACTTATATGCTCCTTGTTATATAATAAAATTCAAATGATTCAGCAAATGTTTCGTCTTCTGCGTATTTCTCTTCAATAACTTCTTTTACAATTTTTTCTGGTATATAATCACCGTCTATATATTCTTCGGCTTCAAAATAATCTGCACCTTCATGTTCAATTATCTTTTTTAATTCTGGGTCTTTTTTCCAGTTAATTTTTGAAGACATTATTCTTCACCTTGAATATTTATAAAATCCTTTGCTGTATCTTGTTGTGGTTTTTGAGAAGCAACAGTTTGATTATTAGAACCTACTTTTGTTACCATTTCCCAATTATTTAAAAATGTTTCTGATGGTTTTTTTTCAGGTAATTGATACTTGTTATATATTCCCATTTCTGAATTTTGTATATTTTGACCTTGTGGTTCATTATTAGAAGTAGAAGTTGGTTGTGCTAATTCTACATTTCCTTCCATTCTTATAAATGGATGTCTTTGTCTTAATAAATATGTATATACTTGTTGAAGATTATTTAATGAATCTTCTCCTAATCTACCTTTATAATATCTATATATGCTATCTTCTAATTGTTTTTCTTTATCTCTTAATTCTTTCCCTGGTATGATTGAACCTATCTTTGTATCATAATACTTTGCATTAGTATCAAATCCTGTGTTGTGAGATATATCTATAATGTTATCTCCTGAACCTTCCATTTCTAAATTTTTATATACTGAACTAAATGCAACGTAAGGATGTACATGTTTAGTATATAAATCTAAGATAGCTCCATCAGATAAACTGTCTATATCTGTGTTTCCTAGTGCTTCTCTTGTTTGTTTATTTATACCTGAACCATCTATTTCTTGTAATCTATTATTTATCATTGCTACATAGGTATTAGGGTCAGAAAATAAAGAACCTCTTTTAGCTGCCAAAAGTTCTCTTTTCATAACAGGTATGCTTTTTGCTTCTTCTTCTAATGTATTTTCTTGTACAAATTCTTTTATTTGTTTAGTTTCCTCTTCCATCTGTCCTTGTGGAGGTTCTATCTGTGTTTCAAAATTTTCTGTTCCTTCATAAATAGGAGTATTACCTTTTTTAATTCCGTAAGGGTCGTCTGTTACAATTTGTTTTTCATCATTTTCATCAAGTTCTGTATCCATAACTGTCTCCCAATTATTGATACCATCATACATTTCTCCTCGTGGTTCAACTGCTCCTTGTTGTGCAACAATAACTGCTGCAATAGCATTTAATTCTGGTCTATCTAATGCTTCTTCTAAACTTTCATATCCGTCAAATATATCATATTTCTCTAATGTGTCTCTCCATGTTGGGATTCTTATTTGCCATGGACCTCTTGAATCTCCTGTGTCACCAGGAGTATTTGTAGCAACTTGTCTAGGATTGCTTTTAGTTTTTGGGTCGCCATGTTCAGCAAATGCAATAGCAATAAATCTTTTTATGTCTTCAAGATTTTCAGGGTCTAAATGTAGTTCATCACTAACAAATTCCATACCTTGTGTTTTTAAATAATTACCTGCATACTGTAAATACTCTTGTAACTGTTCTGCTGTATATTCTTCGTAATTTTCAGGTGCCATTAGAACGACTCCTCAAATTCCATAAAGTTGCTTTTAAATTGTTGAGCTTGTCCTCTTCTATTCATTAATTGTTGTCCTGCTAATATTCTTGGAGCTTCCTTACTTAAGAAAACTTTTTCAAGTTCTGCATCTATATCAAATGGAGTTAACAAAGGTTTTCCTAATTGTTCTCTTGCTTCTTCTGCTGTTGGAAAAGTTGGAGTATAACTTACAGCAAAACCAGGGTCTTGAAACTCTTTACCATGTATTCTACTTTGTAAGTCTTCACTAGGTAATCTTCCTAATCCTACAAAATCAGCAAGTGTAACTTCATTCTTTTTAATTTCTATTTCTCTAGCTGCTGCTTGTGACCTTAATCCTGCAATAATACCTCCATATTGTTCATAGTCTGAAGCTGAAGGTGTTAATCCTTTTGATAAAAATAATTCATCTATAGCATTTTTTACTTCTGATTCAGTAGGAGGTAATACTTCTGTACCAAATTCTTCTAAATGTTCTTTATATCCTTCTATGTTTAATTCTTCATTTACGCCTTTTCTAAATTCTACATAAGGTGCAAGTTGTCCCATTAAAGTAGGAGCATTATAATTTATATACACTCCATTTGGATTCATGGCGGATAAATCATTTGCTGCTGTCATTAAACTTCTAATAAAAGAAATCTCATTATTTTTAGCTTGAAAATCTACTTCTCCAGGAACAAAATTAAACTGTGTAGTATCTAAACCTAATTCAAGTAATTGTTGTTGAATTATAAATATTTCATTAGCTGTTTTATTTTCAAACACATCAGAATCTGCACCTCTATAAAAATGTGGCTTTACTCTTTTACCTGCTAAAGGATGGTCTTTACCATACGTAACAGCATCCCATTCATCTTCAGCTTGATTATATTGCACATAAAAATTAGTATCTTCATCAATTTGTGCATAAGGACCTGTGTAGTGTGATTTAGACCTAGATATATCTTCACCTTCAAAAGTCATTTCACTTTCAGGAGTATATTGTTCTGCTATCCATTCTTGTCCTCCAGGTGTTTTGGGATTACCTTGACCAAATCCCTCAACTTCTACTCCATCTTCATTTACTTTATATTCAGATGAATTATGCCAATCATTTACTTCATTAATTACTTTTTCATATTGTTGTTGTACTGTTCCTTCTGCACTACCTAATGTAAAGTCAAAAGTTTTTGTTATAGTATATGTCTCTTCAGTAACTCCTATTGATGTTTCTGTTGTTGTTATTTCTATATTGTCTTGATTTTCTAATGCTAATAAAAATTGTTTTAAATAATCTTGATAATCATAAGCAGTTTCTGCATTTCGTAAACTAACTGCTAGTTCTTGTACCTCTTCATCTTTAAATTCTGACATAGTTAAATCTGTTAATGATATTTCTCTTGCTTCTAATTGAGAATCACCAATAGATTCTTGTACAGGAATCATTATTGTCTTGTTTAAATCTGAAAATAATTCTTTCCAACTTTGCTTATATTGTCCTGATTTATCATATCCAATAAGTAAATTTATAATATCTTGAATAGATTGTTGCGTTATCATTCTTCTAACTCTTCCTCGTCATAATATCTTCTATTGTCTAATTCAGACCAAAAGTTACCGAGGTATATATCGATAAAATTAGTATCTGAATAATCTTTAGCTAAATCTCTAGCATAAGAATCAAGCAATATTCTCAACTGCTTAGTGTCTTCATGCTTACCGTTAAGTATAACATCCCTTTTTCCAGGCACACCTCTTGATTCGTATGATTGTTCTACACCATTAATTACTGCTGTAAATGTTCCTCCTTTTAACATAACACGTATTGCTTCATCTCTTTTATCTAAATATTTCTTTAAAGGTGTATATTCAGGAGATGCTTTTAATTTAGGTTCATTTTCCCATTTTCTAAAATCAAGAACTAATTGTGTAAATTCTGGTTGCGTAACAGATATACCAATATTTCCAAATAGTTTAACACCATATCTTCCTTCTATTTCAATTCTTTTATCAGTAATTGCATTTTGTAAAGCACTTTCATTTTTGATAGTTTTATCACGTTCAAGAATTTCTTTTTGTTCTTGATATTCAAATTGAGCTAATGTTTGATTCATAGCTTTTTGATATTGTTCTGGTTCTAATTGGTCTGCACCATCTAAAAACGCAGCATAAGAAAATTCATCATCCCATGTATCCATGTGTATATAAATAGCTGTAGATGGATTTCTCTCCATAAGTTCTTTATTTTCTTTTAAAGACCAGAAAGCATAAGCTGATTTTTTAACAGGAAATCTACCTTCTTTCTTAACTGTTGCTTGTCTAAACGGTATTGGATTTAATCCATATCTATTTACAAATTGTTGTGTAGTAACAAAATAATCAAAATCATTTGCTTCTAACATTTTTTGATATTGTGCAGATAAAACAGTTAATGCCCACCAAGTTCCATTTTTATCTTGTAATTCATATCTTGGTTGTATTGCTGTAGGGTACGCAAATTGAGCTGCACCTCTTATTCTCCAATGTGTTGCTGCAGCTTGTTCTGCTTCTATTAAAGCATCTTTCATAGATTGTTCATCTTCAGGGTCCCATTTCCCTGCATAATAATATAAAGTATATATATCCATTACAGTTTTAGCATAAGAAGCATCCATCTCGTCTGATTTTAATGAACCAAATGGTGTTGTTTTAAAGAACTTTTTCATCCATCCAGGCAATTCATCTCTAGGGTCTGCTTGTCCTCCTGGAGAATTAAAGTTTCCTAAAACAAAATCATTCAACCATTTAGGGAATGTTCTATATCTTGTAAAGAATTTTTGTGGCATAGTAACAACAGGTCCAAATCCTGGTGAAAATCCATTAGCAGATACTAAGTTTAATCCCTCTAAGAAACCATGTGGCTTTACTCTTACACCTTCTTCTGTTAAATCTTCTCCTAACATTCCACTTTGAAAAGGTCTAAATCCTAAAGCACCAGGTATTGCTGTCATACCAAACGTCATAACATTCATAACATCTATATAATTAAACATTAATTCTCCTGTAACAGGGTCTGTTTCAAAAAAAGCATTATGAGTATCCCAAGGCTTAGCTTCTTTTCCTGCATCCATAGCTATACGTGTTCTGTTAAATTTAGCAGGATTTTCTAATACTAATTTACCCCATGTTTTTGCTACCTCTTGCCATATTTCAGGAAATGGAACATAAGTAGCCATAATGTCAGAAAGTACATGTCTATCACTACTTGAATAAAGTAAGTTCTTGACTTCGTCCATAGCTTGGTATTTCAATATCTCCATAGCTTGTTCAAGACTTGTTATAGAATTTTCACCTTCACCAACGTTTGCTGCTTTAACTACATCATCCCACAAACTACTACCTTCTATCCAAGGTTTAGCACCTACTAAAAATTCATCTCTAACTTCTTTTGTCATAAAAGGAATAATATCTTGTGATAATGTATAAAATGACCATCTAAAAAATGGGTCTCTATTTAACCAATCTGAAGGTTTTTGTAATAATACACTATATCCTAAAGATAAAAACTCATCATATTTTGAATATGCTCCATCTTTTAATCTTCCATCAGGAGTTATATTAGTATTTGTATTATAAGCTATTCTTTTTGGTCCCATATCAAAGTCGTATAAATCTTCCTTAAAAGACTTTTTAAATTTATTTCTAAATGCTTGAGCTTGTTCAGGTTTACCTCTTCTATTGATACTAAATTTTTGAATTAATTCATTAAAATCTTCCCCATCAATTACTCCACCATTTGCTATAAACTCTCTAACAGATTGGGAACCTTGTGTTAAGTCTGCACTAAATACTGGATATTTAGTAATACCTTCAGCATTAGTCATCAATTCTCTTAATTGACTTTCTAATCTTATTTCATTACCAGTAAATTGACTAACTGCTTTTCTTGTTGGATTACCTTGCAATCTTCCTATTTCCCATTCAATATTACCTAACCAAAGTCTTAAGTTGTCTTCATCTAACAACATTTCACGAGTTCCTGGGTCATCACTCCAATTTATAAAATCTTGTATATATTTTTTACCATGTCTAGTTTCTGTAAAGTATTTAACAGCTTCTTCTACACCATCTCTTGCAACTATAATAAATGCAGGGTCTTTTGAATAATTCATCATTTCACCTATAAAACCTGTCCAAAATTCTTCTGTAATTTCTCCGTTTCTTAATTTGTCTGCCATGTGGTATATCTCTTCATCTGAACTTCTTTTACCTGTTCTAAATGTTTGCATTAAAGTATTTTCTGCCTGTGATTCTAAATAATAAGGGTCAACATTAAAAAATGAACCATCTGGTGCAGCTTGTGCAAATCCACCTTTTTTAGAAGTTATTAATTTTGCTGTCTTAAAATTTTCTTCAAACATATATTCCATTACTTCTCTTGCTACTTGAGTATTAAAAGTTATAGAATCTTCATCATCAAGTAACTTATGAACTTTTAATTTATACACGTCTCCTGAACTTTCAATTACATCCCATAATCCATTATCTAAATCTATTGTATCTATTATTGAACGAGTTAAATATACATACTCTTGCTGTCCTTTAATAGCCAAAGCTAAAGCATCTATTAATTCTTCTTTTGTTCCTCTTACTAATTCTTTTTTAGATATTCCAACATTTAAATTTATTTTGTTACCTGTTACATCTGTTATTAATCCGTGACTTTCTTTTTGTAATGCTTTTAATACATCTGGTTCCTGCATATATCCTTGTAATATTTCTTGTAATTCTTTTTCTGTTGAAAATTCAAAACTTTTTTCAAGATTTTTATTTATTCCTACAGCTATACCATTACCTGCTTGAAAGTCTAATTGTCCTGTAGAAACTCTACTCACGTTATTAAATGCACGTACTTGAACTACATCTTTTAATCTATTTATTTCATAACCTAAAAACCTTGCAGATTCTTCTATATCTTCTGGAGTTACTTTTTGTTTCTTTAATTTTTTTAATCCACCTTTAATTTCTTTTAATTGAAAATCTATTGTGGTATCAACATCTTTAATATAAGAAGCTAAATACGAATCTCCAATAGTTCCTGACGGATTAACATTTAATCTTTTAAATTTAAGTACTCTTTCTATTTCATCATACGTTAAATTTTTTACTGAATCTTGCATTGCAGGAGTTCCTGTCATTTCAGCAATTTTACTTATCTCATCTCCTCTAATTGTTGTTGCAAAAAAATCTTCTCCCATACTTCCCATAAGTTGTATTGTTTGTTTTTTTGAAAAAGGATTATTAAATTTTAAAGATAATAACTCTAAAGGATGTGTAAATACAGATGGACCACCATATACAGCAGTACGAACTGCTTCTTCACCTGGTACACGAACAGCTAAAGCAAGTCTTAACATCCATCCAGGTTTTAAAACTTTTTGCATAAATACGTCACTATATACATATTCAGCTAAAGTAGCAGATGCTAATTCAGGAGTTGACCCTCTATAATTACTATCTTTAAATGCAGTTTTAGGAAATTTTCCTGTATCTACTATTTTTTTAGTTATAGATTCTTTTTCAGAGTTCCAACCATATAGTGCTTTATTTAATCCTTTAGCTTCTTTAGGAACTAATTTTCTATATTTATTTCCTGCTGTAGCAAGTTGTGTGTAATCCATTAATGCTACAAAGTTATCTGCAAATTGACTCATTACTAATGCTGTAGGTTCTGCAATTTGTTGAAACCTAGGTGTCTCTCTTCCTGCAGCTTCAGCTATAGGAGTAGTTTCTAAACTAGGATATTTAAATTTTGTTCCTGGAAAAATAATAGGATAGCCATCTTCATCATAGAAATATTTTTTATTTTCTTGTATTGTCGAAGATAAACGTTTATGTGCTTCTAATATTTTTTTAGCATCATCAGCACCCTCTGGAGAGTCTAAATATCTACCGTAATCTGGATTTTCTCTTTTAACAAAATCAAATATTTTTTCATTAAGTTCTGATACTACTTCTATTAAATCATCTGCAGTTTTTGTTGTAAGTATTTTAGCTATAAAATAATCTCTTGTTTCAGCATTTTCTCCCATTGTAGTTAAAAGCCCATCAATGTTTTCTACAGTTTCCTGTACATATCTTAAAGATGCAAATTTACTTGGTGCTAAATCAAAAAGTCTTGTAATTCCTCTTGGAAGTGCAAATTTTAATTGTCCTCCAGTTCCAACAATTCCTCTAAAAGGGTCGTCTCCTTTTTCAATTAAACCTCCTGCTAATTTTTTAAAAGGACTTCCAGGTATTTTTCCAATACCTTTAATTAATTCTTCTCCAAGTGTTAATGTTGTAGGAACCACACCTCTTCTTATTGGTGCAATATCTGTTGGTCCTAGACTTTTAAATTTTTTAGCTAAACCTCCTGCTAACTCTCCTGTAACACTTTTTCTCATAGGTAATTTATTTACTTTAGATACAGGAAGTGCTTCTAATAATTCTTTCCCAACAAATTGACTTGTGTATGGTGCTGATGCTAATTTTGATAAATCTCCTTTTGTTAACATGCTTTCTACAATTTCTCTCATAGCATTTTTGTTTTTTACACTAGCTAACAATTCTAAAACTCTAGTATCTACTTTTCTAAAAGAAGGTATGTCTCTTAATCTTGCTATACTATCGTTCTCTACTAAAGCATCTAAGAAATCATCACCCCATTTAGATTTAAGTACATCTTCTGCAGTTTTACCAAACATAAATTTTCTAGCATCTTTTCCTTTTTTACCAAGCGACATACTTTTTAATGCTCTACCAATAGTTTTAGGATTTTTTATTAGAAAATCATCTACTGCAGCTTTAGAAACTATTTTTTGTCCTGCAGTTTTTACACCAGAACCATAACCTAAAAGTAAGTTAATTGGGTCTGCTCCTAGTCTAAAAGCTCCATCAATAATAGTACTTGTAACTGCATATTTTAAATCTCCTTCTTTGCTAAATTGACCTGCAACAACACGACCTGGAGATATAGGAACGTGTTCTCCTTGAGGTGTTACATAGTTATATCTATATTCATCTTTTTTAAATTCTTCTGTAATAGGTGTTCCGTATTTATTTTCTGCTGATTTATATGCAGTTGTTGGTGATTCACCAAGTTTAATTTGTCTGTTATATTCATCTGTATCTTCTAATGTTACTGATTGTGGAACAAAACCTGTTCCTAAATTTAAAGGTTCTCCTGCTTTCATTGCATCTCTAGCTCTTCTAAATTCAGTAGGTCCATAAGATTCTTTTGTTTGTTTCCATGTATCAGAAAATTCTTTGCTAAACATAGATTCTCTAACAGCATCACTCATTGCTTCTCCTGGCAATATTGAACCTGCTAAAGTTCCAAAAACAGCTTTTCCAACTGGTGTTTGTGTTTGTTGTGCTGCATATACAGTAGATTTAAAATTTTGAGATATGTTTTGAAATGGTGCATCTAGTGCTAAGAAACCTAATTGTGTTCCTCTTTTCCAAAAAGATGTAGATGTTGGTCTTATACTTCTTTGACTTTTCTCCATAGCTTTTTGTTGTTTTTGTGATAACTCTAATAATGTATTATCATCATCTTGTAAGCCCATTAAACCACTATAAACAACAGCTCTTTTATCTAAATTAGGATATGTCCTTGATATACTTGCAATACTTTCTGCTAAATCTGGACTTATATTTCTTCTAAACTGTAATCTTTCATTTAAATTAGCGGTATTTTCTTCTGCTATGAACTCTCTAACCAACGAAGGAGAATAGAATTTTAATCTGTAATCCATTACGCTCCAAGTAATTCATCCCATATTGGGTCTGGAAATGCAACCTTTGCTTCTAATATAAAATTTTCTACAGTTTTTGTTGGCACAGGTTGTGGACCACTATCTCCCATTCCTATAGGAACCCCTGTAGTTATAGGTTCATTAGGATATTGTGTTCCTGCTCCAATATTTATCGGAGAAGGTATTCCTGGTGTTGGTACACCTGGAGACATTTGACCTGCAGTTGGACTTATAGCTCCTGCTTGTGCATCTAATGCTTTTGATTGTCCTGTTGGGTCGCCTTCTTTTCTTGGAGGTGCAACAATGTCTGCAAAAGCTCCACCACCTGTCATATCAGTAGCTTCATTTAATGCAGTATTTTTTCTACCTCTGTTATATTTGTTCGCCATAAATATCTTTTCCTAACTCTTCGTTAAATTCATAACCTACGTCAATATGTAAAAAATAATATGGTAAAGGTGTTGGTATTACATAAGTTGCTACCATTAGTCTATTTGATACAGAAGGTTCATTACCTGCAAATACATCAGTTGACCAATTTTCTTGATTAACCATATCCATAAACTTTTCTAAGATTTCTTTTTCATCCACCAGGAGGTCCTCCTTGTTGTCCCAAAGTTCCTAAAACTTGTTCTATACCAGGCAATCCTCCACCAGGTCCTGTTGGCATTTGAGGTCCACCCATTCCCATCATTGCTAACTCTTCAGGTGTTGGTTCTTCTCCCTGTGCTGTATAATATTTATCTAATATCTCAGACATTTTATGAGGATTTTTTCTTATCTCTATAGCTGCTAATGTTGCTTGTGCATTACCTTCTGCAGCTTGTGCCATAAGAGATTCAAACAATACTGTTTCTGCTTTCTCTGCATTTATTCTTTGTTGTATAGCAGTTATGTTTTCAAGACCATCAAGGTTTTCCTGTAACGTTTGTGTGTCAATAATACCTTGTTGTTTTAACTGTAATCCTGTTATAACTTTTTGTGGCTCATCAAATCCTGCCATTACTCCATATACTCTTCTTGTTGTGTACATTTCTGCAATATCACTTTCAGGAGTATATGTTTCTTTAAACGCAGTTCCATTTAAATATCCTGCTATCGGTTTTCTTTTCTTACCAAACAATTCAACATCATACTCTAGTCTTTTAGAATCTATTTCTTGTAAAGCATCTGATATAACTGTTTGATATTCTCTTACGTGCATAGATGCAGATTGACCTAATTCTTCTAATCCTCTACCTGTAACAAATGAATTTGGAGATTGTCCGTCATCAGATACAGGATAAGCAGAACCTAATCGTAGATGTCTTTCTAATCTATCTACTTGTTGAAATAATTGATACGGTAAATTGTTAACAGGTTTTGATACATTTGAACCTGGTGTTAAATAGTTTACAGCAAATCTTCCTTTTCTATATTTACCTGATTCAATTTCACCAATAATATTAGTTTCGGTAAACACAGCGTCTTCCATAGCAATAGTTCCAAGAATATTAATCTTTGCCATATTAGCCATAAGTCCAACAATGTGATGAAACTGACTTTGCATTTGGTCAAATGCGAATCTTTTTGCAACAACAAAACAAGGACCGCTTTTTAATGGGTTAGGCATAAAGTCTATAATCTTTTTATTTTCTGGAAGAAAAACATACGTTCCTTCATTATCCATATACTCAACAACTACTTTTCCTTGACCACTTGAATTAGCCCAAGATTCACTACGTTTTGTATACACCATTCCAAGTGCAGATTGTTGTGCATCTTCAGTATCGTATATTATTGATTTAGCACTTGGATATTGTTTTGCTAAAACTTCATGTGGAACTTGCTGTATAATTGCAAGTTCTTTAGGTTGTTGGTCATTACCAAAATAACCAGGATAACATTTAAAAGGGTCTCTTAGTTTTGCACAAGGATATGGGATACCATTTTTTTCTTCATAACCTATAACCCAAACAGCAAATCCATAACCTGGCATCCATCTACCAACTTGAGGTAATTGTAAATGTAGTTTTTGATTCTTATCGAAAGCATGAACTATTCTTTCTAGTTTTTCTGCTTTCTTTTTACTTCTCTCTGAATCTTTTTCATTAAATACATCAATTTTTAAATCAGGACTTCTTCCTAGTTTTTGTGCAAATCTCTCTAAAGCAGAAAGCATTAGGTTAGGTGCAGGTAGTTCTGAAAACTCTAAAGATGATTTCTCACCTAATAGTGCTTTAACACCAGCCTGTCCACCATTTAAAATATCACGTACTCTGCTTCTATCAATAGCAGCATCTTGATTCATGTTTCTCAAGGTTGCTACCTTCTTAAAAAGTTGTTCTCCTGTATAAGGCATTTATCTCCAAATATCGTTATCTAGCTTACTTGTTTCATAATTAGTATAGCTTGGATTGTAGTCAGTACCTAGTTCTGCAAGACGTTCTTTTTGTAACCTTCTTACTGCTCTCATAGGGAACCAACTAGCCATAACTATGTCAGTCTTTGTACCTACTGTCTTTGATTTATTTTTAGCACTAGAAAAGTAAACTAACTGACTTGTTAAAAGATTTACTTTTTCTTGTGCATTTAATGTTTGGTAGGGTAAGTCTATAAGTTGTTCTTGGTACAGAGGTCTCATAGCAGTAACTCCATAGATAGGGTCAAATTTATTTGCATAAGTTTCATGTCCCTCTAAAAATACTCCATGTTGAGATGCAAACTCTCTAATACTTCTATCTTGTCTAATAGCTTTTTGAAAACCGTTTTCCTCTATAACCCAATGAGAACAATTATATTTCTGCCACCAATCTTTTATAACATGTAATGCTTGAGGGATACCTCCACCAAGGTTATTATCCATATCCACCATATACATTATGTTATTTCCTTTTTCATAAGCCCATAAAAACGCAGCTTGGTAGCCTGTTGAAGCAGGGTCCAATCCTGCAATAAGTTGAGTATGAGGTGGAATGTGTCCTATATCTCTTCTTTGGTTTCTACACATTTCAATCTCTTCTCTATCAAATAAAGAAAGTCCATCAGGCATAGCTACATTAAGATATACCATTTCATAGATGGCTCTACCACCTGTAGTTTCCGCAGCTCTTTTTCTATCCATTAACCAATTAAAACTTCTTTTACCTTTCCATAACATACAGTCTTGATGTTCATCTTCATTCCAATCAGGTAATGTACATCCTGTATCATGTGCTTCTTCAACTGTTGTTTTCCAAGATTCGTTATCTAACAAGTGATGATATAAGTCATCATGGTGTTGTCTTGAACCTATTACAATTACGGCAGTATGGTCTTCTTTACGACTTGACAATGTAGTTGTCCACCAATTTCTAGTGTTCTCTCGTGAAGAAGGTTGCATAGTAGAACTGTGGTCCTCGACATCATCACAGATAATGAGGTCACAATCTCTTGAAAGTATCTTTCCCCCTCTTCCCAACCCAACAATCGTAGGTGATTTAATACCAGACACAGTACGAGTAGCCACGGTAAATTGGTTTTGAGTCCAGGTCTTACCAGTTCGAGACGTTGGTTTAAAACTTCTACCAGGTCCACAAATTTCCTCAACAAGAAGTTCATTGTTTTCCAGAGTGTCAAGCACAGCACCAACGCTGTTCTTTGAAATCTCTTCATTTCCACCTACCCATAAAATTCTCATATTTGGATTTTTGCATATTAACCATACTGTGAAATGTATTAACAGTTCTGTCTTGCCGTGTCGTGGAGGAGACAATATCATTTGTTGCCCACCTTCGTCTAATGCTTCTAAAAGTGAATCTATCCACTTTAAATGAAATTTGGGAGTTTCGTATGGTAATCCTTGTTCGGTTAAGAAGTATCTATCTCTAAACTTAGAGAAGTCTTTAAGAGTTTCGGCTGCAACAGGCGGAAGCTCCCAAGTGTCTTGAGCTTGTTTGATTTGTTTATCTTCCAGGAATGCTGAGTATGCCATTGATACTGCACCTGGCGTTGTTTCAAGAAGTCTTGCCACATCTGCAATGGTATTTTTCTTATCAAGAATATCTTGTGCAAGACCTGACTCAACAATATCATTATAGACCGTACCTCTACGGCTTTGAACGTTTTTCTTTTCAACCTCGCTAGGTATATTAAGTGTTTCTTCATCCTGTTTCCACTCTTTCCCCAGTTTAGCAGCTCTCTTCTTCTGCATCTGTATTCTGTTAGAACATCTGTCGCTGCAAAATTTCCTCCTCCCTGTTGGAAGCATACGTTTGCAACCTGCTGCGTAGCAGATTCTTCGCTTGTCATTCATTAAGTTACTTTCTCTTAGGTTTTCTTTTAGAAGAGTAGCTTTTCTTTTTTCCTGTTTTTGTATAAGGCATATAAATACTATAACATAGGCTGTAAAAAAAATTTTCTTATTACTTAAGGTATCTCTAAAGGGAGGTGGCAGGGTTTTAACCTGCGTTATATTTTGTTAGTTGCCTAGCAAAATAAACTTGGTCACCTCCAATTTTAGAGTCACCCTCTCTTGCGAGAGGATGGATTATCGTACTGAAAGGAGGCTAAACAAAGGAAAGGAATCCTAAAAGTTTAGTTAGTTTGATTTTAATATATGTTCTGTTAAGATACAAGTTATTAAATCGTACAAATAGGATATTTTTCTAGCTCTTAGGAAGAGAATATCTGATAAGAACATCAATAAAGTGGACTAGCTAGACCATCATAACTAGGGTTAAAGCCTATTACTTCATAATATAAAATAAGTCATAAATAGATTTGTTATCGGTTTGGGAGGGATGACACAGGGTAAGAAGTACTCATTATCTTTACTTGCTTAAATGAAAAGCAAACATAAAAAAGCCATATAAGAGGTACCTACAACATATAGTACCACTATATCTAGTACCTGTTAACAGCATATTCCTAGAGGTTCTACTACATAAAGGAGACCCCGCCACATTGAACCCTGCCATGTGAAAGATGGCACAATAACTGCCTAGCCACCAAAAGAATACCTAGCATATACCACACAATATATAGTATGTGTGTGTGATTGCACTAGATATGGTATAGAAATGTACCTAGTTTGATTGAGAACAGGGGATAATCAGTTAAACTTATAGTCCAGAACAAGAGATGCAGTTGAAATCCATATAAAATAGGCATAAGAAAACCCCACTCAGCGTCAAAGGAACAACTAAGCAGGGCTTTCTAGTAATGTAACAATGAGAGAATTACATTACAATAGTCTTTTTAAAGTATCAAGAGCTTGATTAATTTCTTTCTGTCTCTCCTCATTCTCTCTTACTTTTTCAGCTATCTCTCTTAATTTATTTAACCTAATCTCGCTAGGTGTCAATTCCTCAAGAGTAATATCTTTTTTATTCTTAGCCATTATTCCTCTCCCCAAATTCCCATTGAAAGCAATTCTTTAATCTTGTTTTTGTCTGCTTTAAAGTTGTTTGTTGTGTCTAAACCAACTACTCTATCGCAGTCCCAATAGCTTTCTGCCTTGAATTGTTCTCCTAATTTTCCACCAAAAAACTCTTCTAATAATTCTTTGGTTGTCCACTTGTCATATTTTTCTTTGGGATAAAAATATTTTGTTCCATATTCTCTCTCTCCCTCTAATATTTCAAATGTACACATGACATATTCTTTTTCTTTAACTGTCATTATTTACCTCATTTCATTTACTTAATAAAACAATACTAGATAATAATATTTATGCAACAACTATTGACATATAATTTAAGATGTGCCTATAATAAAAAAGTACTAAAAATGGAGAAAGAATAATGGCAAAAAAAGAATTACCTAAAGAGTTAAAAGAACTCTATGAGGAAAGGGAAAGAGTTAGAAGTACCTTACATGCAAAGGCAACCGAACTTGGTTGTGATATGCAATTAGCCAATTCAGTTTTAGGAATTGGAAAGCAAATAGACATTCTTATAGGCAACATTATGTTATCTATGGGAGAAGATGAAGGCACTAATTATGTGCAAAGCGTAATTGATAGTGTCAAAGAAGTACAGGGAAAGGAATAAAAGTGCATAGAAAACATTTCAAAGCTATTGCAAATGTTATTAAAGATATGAAGACAAAGCCGAATGCAGATAAAGACTTTATATTTTATATGGCATTAGAACTTGGAAAAACTTTCAAGGAATTTAATAGCAATTTTGATGAAGAAAAGTTTATGTCTGCTTGTGGATATGAAAAATCTCAAGAAGTTGTAAACATATAACGACAAGATGTTATATTTAATAATATGAAAGACAGATAAAAAAGTTATCTATCGTGAGTAAGAGTAAGTAAACACAGCCCTGTTGGTCTTACGACTGAAAGCGGTAGGTAGCTTGTAGCATATTAGGTTACAAAGTAATTATAATAAAGCAGACTGCACCCTAGTATGTTACAAGCTATCTATAAGGGATAAGCGAGGGGAAATTTGAACTTACTGAACCTTGCCCAATACGTATAGGTGTGTTGGTAGTATCCAAGTTCTGTAGGTAGCTTGTAGCACATACTTGTAGCGAGGTGCACTGGAATGTTAACTAAAATTTGCTGTTAACCAAGTTGTGTGTTACAAGCTATCTATAAACCTAATTCACGTGGGTTTTATGCAACACGTTAAAGTTGCAGTAGGTAGCTTGTAGCACATAGGAAACTAACAGTACACTAACTATAGATTAAACAACTAGATTAGTGCAGGTTGAAACTTCCTTGAAACAAGCAGAGAAAACTGTGTCTGTGTGTTACAAGCTATCTATTGATAGCAGGTTAAGTAAAAGAAAAGAGGAAAAATTGTCAGATAATAATGAATTATTTGTTGATGAGTGGAGTGGAAGTGAATACGAACTAGACGAAAACGGAATAGTTCAAAATTTACGACCAAGTAACGAAATTAACTATAATAAATTTGATAATGAGGATATAAAACTAATGAATAGTTTTGGACACTTCAATTCTATTAGAACTATAAACGAAAAAGCAAAAATAACTTTTTTAGGAGATAGTATTTTAGACTGTGATGCTTACACAAAGTCAAATAAGACAACTATTGACTTTATGTTAGATAATATCCAAATACAAGGAATTAGTAAAAAGGATAAGGAAGAGCTAGTAAACGACCAAACTGTTGATGGATACACAATATATAACGTGCTTGATAGTTGCAAAGATGTAAACGACAACTCGGAGTATGTTGTTATCTCAGCAGGTGGAAACGATTTATTAGGTGCTTTACCTTTATTATCAAAACAAGTTGACACTAACGAAATGTTAGCACTATTAAATAGAGAATTAGACAAATATTTGAGTGCTTACAAAACAGTTATTGGAAAACTAAAGAAAAAAGGCAGAAAGTTTATGCTGTTAACTGTTTATGACGGAAACCCAGCATACGACAACAGCCAATTTCAAGGAATTGAAGATATAGTTGAAACTGTAATATCAATGTGGAACGATAGATTATATCGTTTAGCAAGTGATTTAGATTATGTAGAAGTAGTTGATACAAGAAATGTAATGGACGAAACTTGCTACTACAACGATATTGAGCCAAATGATAAAGGTGCTAAACGAATAGGTAAGCAAATCTTTAGTTGGTTATGGTACAACAACGCCTTTAAAGAACTGAAAGGTATCTAATGAGCCCTGAATTACAAACACTAAGCATAGCATTGACTACTTTTGTTATAGGTTGGTTGTTACATCAAACTACTGATGTAGCTGTATGGATAGGATTAAAAAAAGAAAAGAGGAAGAATGAGTAAATGTTCTATATGTGGAAAGATACTTGTTGGAATAGATAATCACAACGCAGAGCCATTAGCTAAAGGCAGGTGTTGTGGTGCTTGTAATACATTAGTCATACAAAAAAGACTTATTGATATTCAAATAGCACAACTAGGAAGTAAGTAATGAGTTTAGGAAAACCAAAAGCTGATGAATGGACAATGTTATTTACCCCTAGATGTATTCATTGTGGAACACATGGATACGTTAGAGTTAGAAAACAAGATTATAAAATATGGAAATATACTTCAAGACATCTTAGACCATTAGTTCAAGACTTGTTCCCTTATATTCATAAAGATTATAGAGAACAAATAATGACAGGAACACACCCAAGATGTTTTATTGAAATGTTTGGAGAGGAAGAGTAATGGCACATATAGATGACATAATTATAGAAGAGTTGGAAGGCGTGTTCAAATGTGATGAAGATGGAATGATTACTGATGAACTATTTAATAAATATGATGACTTATATAAAAGAGTAAGCAGAATATTAAAGAGGAGGAATAAATAATGGCTAAAGAATATTATGTTCATAAAATTACATTACAAGACGGCTATGGAAATTTGTATGATTATCAAAGTGATTATATAAATGAGAACTTATCTATTGATGAAAGATACGACACAATAACACTAATTAAAAAGGAAGAGTAATGGCTATTGGAATAAAAATGGAATTACAAGATTGTAGTTCTGAAAATGACTCTCCTAATGATTGTGATTGTGGTAAACATTGGTGGTGTGAGGAATTTGCACCATTGGGTAATCATTGGGTAAGAGAAGACAAAATAGCAATGGGTCAAGCACGATTAGGTGTTTGCTTTGCCTGTTCAAGAAAATCGTTAAAGAAAGTAGGTAAATAATGGCTAAAGAATTTATTATTTATGAAATTGTAACTAAAAAATGGGTTGTTGAAGCAGACAACAAAGAACAAGCTATTGATGATATGGAAGAAGAAAGAGACAATGCTTATATGCACAAAGTTACGGATAGAGAGGTAATGGTGGAAGCATAATGGCTATTAGTAGAGAATGTGTTGATTATTTTAGAGGTATTGAAGTTCCTAAAGATACAATTAAAACTCAAAGAGATTTATACGAGTGGGCATTAGTAACTTTTAGAGATGATAGACCATTAGCAAACTATGAACTTACATTTAAGCTAAGAATGACAAGGCATGGTGGTATTCTGTTTAATTTAAGACAAGATAATTGGATAATAGAAACTCTTGGTGGAGGAAAAGACAGCAAATATAGGTTACTTGCAACACCAAAAGAAGAGTTGAAACTGTTTACAAAATAGAAAATAGCTATTAACATAGTAAATAGATGTTCACAATAATAACAACGAGCATAGATGGAACGCAGAAACAATTTTTCTGTGAGTCATACGCAGAAACCTTGAAAATTGTGTCAAGGTTGAAAGACTATCCTCAAAAACACTTCTCAACGCAAGTGTTAAGAGAGGATAATGAACTTATAAAGATATAAGTTTTAGAATAACTGATTTTTTTAAAGGAGGAATGTGGTTAAAGAAGTAAAAATATATGGTAAAGAATTAAATGAAAACTCATCTGATTCAATAATCAATTTAACTTGTGATTTTATAAACAAAGAAATTGTAGATAATACAAAAGAAAGAATCCAAGTTACAAGTGAAAGGAAAAAACTTATGGAATTTCTAATAGACATTGGTTGGTCTGTGTCAGCAGTTGCAAAAGTTTTTAATATAACAAGACAAAGAGTTTATAGGATATTGTCAAAGGAGGATAAGTAATGGCATGGCAAGACGAGTACGAAAATGTAGAGGATAGGTTAATTAAGTTTTGGAAAGATAATCCAAACGGAAGAATATTAACAGAGCCAACATACACTTCAGAAGATGCAAAAGTGATTGTTATCAGAGCTTTAGTTTATAAAGATATTAATGATGTTAATCCTGTATCAACTGGCATAGCAGAAGAAACTAAAGGACAAGGTAATGCTTATGTAAATAACACTTCATGGGTTGAAAACTGCGAAACTTCTGCTATCGGTAGAGCTTTAGCTAATTGGAACTATCAAGGTAGTGGTAAGAAAAGACCTTCTATGCAGGAAATGGCTAAGACTCAGAAATTTAAAGACGACAAAGTCAAAGTAGAAAAAGTTGATATGCGAAAGAAAGAGAATAAACCTACTGAAGAAGAGAAAGCAAATATGGAAAAAATAGCTAATGAAATGGTGTCAGAGCCAAAGACACCAACAGGAAACAGTAAGAAAAATGCAGAGCAAATGAATCATGTTATGCAAGAAATTTGTAGTGATGAAAAGCAACGCAAGGAAATACAAGCAACTGTTTACTCAAGACTTGTTGCTGAAGATGACTTCATGGAAGATGTAGAGAAATGGTCTGCTGATATGATGACTCAATTTCTTGATGAATTTGAGCAGATGTATCAAGGAACAACAGGTAATATTAATAATGTAAATGAAGTATTTGAAACAGAAGAGATTGAAGAAGGAGGTGGAGAAATGAGTAATTATGGAGGAGAAAATCCTGCTAGTGAAGGTCAAATGAAATGGGTTAATGACATTATGAGAAAAGCACAAGATAAACTTGACGCAGATAGTGTTAAAGAACTTAAAGCAATCTATGGAGATGGAAACCTAACAGGGACACAAGCTAGTGAAATTATTACTAATTGGAATGATAAGGTTAGCTAATGGCAAATGATTTAGAACTTATATCACACGGATTAGATAAACTTATTAACAAACTACAGAAACGCTATCCTGACCATGATTTTACTGAAAAAAGTAAACCAAGAAGAAAGCATTTCTGTAGTTTAAAAAATGATAAACCTAAAGAATGGGCAACAGATATGGACGGTAATGACTTTTGTATAAAACAATATAAAGAAGTTACAGAGGAAAATTGGACTATCTACAAAATAAAAACTTGTTACGCAGTTATTAGAACTGCTGAACAAAAGGAGCTTATGAAGAAAGGAGCTTTTTAAATGGCTAAGAAAAAGAAAATAAAAAATAAACCTAACTTATTCCAACATCCACAAGTTATGAAAGAGTGGGCAATGGAAGTATCGGAGTCTTGTGGAAGTTTAATAACAGGACAGCAACCCAATGTTTCTAAACTTCAGGCATTAATAGATAAATTTATAAAAGATTACAATGTTAATTTAATGGCTGTTGAGATGCAAAAAAGAGATGGAAAGCCAACACAAAAAGAACTAGAAGAAATGTTTAAAGGTCTGCCTAAAGAGGAAGTTGAAAGACTAAAAGGACTTATGAAAAATGAAGAGGAAGAATGATGGATAGTATTTATAAATTTATCTTGAATAGATTAGGAGATATATTAGAAAAACTTGACTATCCAAGAGAAACAAAAGTTAAAAAAACTGCCCATAGGTTAACTAGGAAAGTCTATGATAAAGTATTTGAAAGACGACATGGTATGAGTCCTTATGACCCAAGAACAAAATGCGACCATGACTTATATATGGAACAATTAGAATATCAAGCACGTCAGGATATGTATTGAGCCACCCAGTTCCTGGACAAAGTTATTATTGTGAGGATTGTCAAGAATTATTGGAAGACGAACCTCATAAATGTATTCACGTAACAGGTAATATCTAAATCACAATATCTTTAAGTTATCCCAACCTTTAGCATTAATAGTAAAGGTCAACACTCCTGGATGGGACCAAAGACCTGTTCTCTCTGTAAAATCTATACTCTTATCTAAACTTCCACATTGAAACCAAGTCCTATCTCCTTGTTGCTTTGCTCTGAAGTGGTGGTAATGAGCAGTCACTAAAATTTTACTATCTCCTGCAGGAAGGAAGCCATACATTTGTCCCTTCCACCAATTTTCTATCTTGTTTTCAGGATTACCGCCTGGTCCACCTGACATGTGACCATGAGTATAAGAACAGCTAATGCCTTTAACGGTAGTAGAAATGTGAAAGCCTTCAGGTATTTCAACTTTAACTTTTTTAAACCTTTCTTTATTAGCATTAAATATTTCTTTCATTATCTCCAGGTGCATTGTATCTGAGTTATCTAAGCGAGATGTAAGAACCTGCCCTTTACCACTTCTTGTCATTTCACCATGATTTCCTGGAACTCCTGTCAAAATAACTTTATCTACTAAAGGTAAGAAAGTTTCAACAGTATTAAATATCATATTTCTAGCTAGTGCATACTGTTCCATTAAAGAAAGTTCAACATTAAATGGTTGGCTATCAAAGTAATTCATACTGCAATTCTCTGTGAGGTCTCCCATTCCCACTAAATGCACCTCATCTATTTCAACACCAATTCTTCTTAGTTGTTTAATACGTGCAACTGCATCTTGTAAAGCTATTTCATAACGATTTAACATGGCTTCAACACCATAATCACGCTTTCCAATCTGCCAATCTGACATAAAAAACATGAAAGCTGTGTCTCCACCATACATTTTTGTTTGTAAAGGTGGTTTTTTAGATGCTTTTTTTAATAATTCTTTAAAATACTTGTCATGTCCAGGCTTTTTCTTCCTAACAATGCCTTTAAAAGCATGAAAAGTCTCAACATGTCCTCCTTTTAGCTGTGTATTCCATGATGATACCTTTACAGCACCTTCTATTTCGTATTTTTTAGGGTCAAATCCCCATTCTTGTAAGATTTCGTCATACTTACTCTTAAAATCTGGGTCTGTTCCAACGTGAGTAATCTCACCGATACCTGTTAAATCATTAACTTCTATACCTGGTTTCCAACCTGATTTATAAAAGTTGTTACCAATTTCGTTAGGTATTGGTTTCTTTTTATGTGACATGAAGCCCTCCTTTTCCTGTTCAATAACAGTTTACAGGACTTCTGTGACAAATATGTTATTTAGAAATTTGTTTTTTAGCGTATGTCTTAACTACTGCTAATGCAGCACCACCACCAGCTAATGCAGCCAACTGGAGTGCTCCAGCGTCTATACCAACTAATGGAGCGACAGTTAAAGCTCCGATAAAGGCTTCAACGAATGTCCAAGCTGTTCGCTCAATCATATCTTTCAAGTCTTCACTCATCTTATAACTCCATGCTTCGTTCCAAGGGGTCCACGCCGCATCCTTCTTGAATGTACCTTTAGATGTTCTTGCTCTTACTTTTTTTAACATTAACTTAATATCCTCCACTTCAATTTAGCTTTTTGTTTTTTGCTTAAGTTTATTTTACTATATTCTATGGTAACTTTCTCACCATTTAATAAAGCATCTCGTACTTTAGGGTACATTTTCTTATATGCAACCTTAGAACTACCAACAAATCCATTAAAATTGACATCTAAATCCTGTTGAGTATCACCAATTATCAGGCAACCTGAGGTGTGCTCGTCGGTATTCCCCTGATGCACCAAAATCCACTCAAATCCAGGGACATTTTGTACATGAAGCATACCTTTATGAAATTCTTCTCCGTATTTACCTAAATATCTATTTGAAAATCCACCTTCATTCCTTAATTTTATTTCGTATGTACCTTCAGGTATGCAGGTTTCGTGTTTTACTTTAACATCTCTATACTCATCTTCTAGTGTATAGCATTCAAAAACACCATCAATAAACAACAAACCATTGGTTGCATCTTTACCGAATTGGTGTCTTATAACTTGTAGTTTCATATTAGCTCCTATCTTTTTGGGTATCTACAATGACAAATGGTCACATTTGTATAACCATTCTCAGCTTTATATGATACACACTTACTATCTACTTGCTGATTTTTTGCCAACTTCACTCTTACCTTTTCTAAATCCTATAGTTAATAACCATACACCTAATGTAATTAAAGTCGCAAGACCTGTAACCTGTTGTGCTGAACCAGTAAGAGTAAGCGTAGCAATAACTAAACCTACTAAAGTCCAACTAAGATTCAAAGTTTCTTTAATTATTTCAATGAGCCACGCCCATATCTTTTTAAACATTATGACTTCCTTAATACAAATGCTGCCATGCTAACTATTCTAGTTAAAATAACTGGG